GTCGAGACAGAAACGTGAGCGAGGAGCATGGCTAGTATCGGCTGGCGCGCCGGCCGCTGGAGGTACACCGAATAAATTAGCAAATGTCAGTGTCGTTGTCCACGCGGCGAGTCTGTTGTTCCAACGCGTCTCATCATCAAGCAACCGACGTGTATTGGCTAAATCGGAACGCTTTGTGGCTATTTCGGACATCGGAACAAAGGACGCATCTTGGCTTACTCGTAATATCTCAGGCAACCAGAAACCACTATTACTATCCATTTCATAAGGCACACACCACGGTTTCATCCATTTGGGGAGATTCTTAACGAGAAGGGCGAGCTGTTGTTCAGTATATAGACACGGCATATACACATTCGCGAATTCTGCATCACTGGGAATAATAACTTCCGCTAACCCTTCGTTAGAATACAACAAATGATCATATACACAGAATGTACCGCCGGGCATCGCCCATTTGTAAAGCTCAATTTCAGTCAGGCCTTCAAACAACGACATTAACCATACAATATATTTCGTTGGCAACATGTAACCATTGGGAAGTACGACATCGTTCCACAGAGCGCGAAACTCCTGTCTATATGCATTCAGAGCTTCGGGTTGATCAAACAATTGGTCCAGACCGCGTGAAGACATACCAAAAGTGGCAAAGTAGACCTGTGAAGTAGCTGCAAACTGATGAAAACGTGCAACTGCCCAAGCCTCGGTTTCTTGTCTGCCGAGCCAGTTTGGCATCTTAGAATTACCGTCGTCGTTTTCCGGACCAATATACATCCCTGTCACGACCTGGTTCCATGCCTGTCTGTCAGTTGCTGTTACCCATGCACAGGAAGGTGGCATTATGGGAGGGACGAAAAGGTCGTTTGAAGAAGCTGGAGCAACGATATATGTAATACGGCGCATAAGGGCATCTATCCCCAAGTAATAAGCGGGATCAGACCAATCTGGTTGTGTATAAGGATAGTCTACGCCTTTGGTTTCCAAGATCATTTGGGGTCGATAGATCAAGGAAATATCATACAGACTTTCAACTGTACGGAGGGCACGTGTAATACCCGTAATACGGGAAAGATTAACTAAAAAAGTCTGGATATGCGTTACAGTTATAGATCTTGCTGCTGGTTGGAACCACGTAAATAAATAGGCTACTGCTGGTATCACTGTTATTGCGCCAGTATATGAGATGTCTATAGGTATATTTGGGAAGATTGGTGGTAAGTTGCACTGAGTCGGCCCAGTCATCGGCAAAAACTGCGCCTGTTGGTTTGCAGCTGCTTGTGTTTGGGGTGGCCCTACTGCAAAGTTTTTAGGTATAATTATGGCAACATCAAGTTCACCCGCGATACGGCACATATTTGCGTTGTGTATAAACTCCTGTACAAAGTCATAACTATTGGGGTTTTCTGGTACTTGTGCCTTACGATCTTTATAGATATCAAAAAAGGTAAAGGGATACTCCATAATACATGCTAAAAATAGCGCCATGGTAAGCGATGGGTTGAGTCCAGTGGCAAGGGCTGTTGGAAAATACCAGATGTGGTCTTTCATAGATGCTGGAACTGTCACTTCACTGGTATGGAATTGCACCGATCCCTGTACCTGGGCGAATGGAAATACGAGACTTGTACCTTGATCAACCGGTTCGTAGTTAGTATTAGTGAAATTTCCGATTTTTAAGTTGAACGAACCAGTTTGTGAATCACGTTCTTGCTCACTGTATGGATTAATGTTAGCAGCGGGGACCCGTTTATATGGTAGGCTAGACCAAGACATTATCTGGTGGTAACACATGGCTTTAGCTGCAAACTGTTCCATATTTAATCCATAAGTCGGCTCAACTTGGATCATGTTTACTATCTCAATAACCGAAAAGCCGTTAAATGTAGTGTTATCCTGCCTCGCCAACATTTGATTTTGTTTGACAGCTTTGACGTAAAATTCTGAGCCCTGGGTGGTTAGAGTCTGATTAGATTTACCTGAAGTGATCACCTCCCATTCGCGTACAAGTCCATTTGTTGCGGCTGTTTCGACCAAAAATCCGTCTTCACCAAGGTTAGCAAGCAGGGTAGGATACAAGGTGGTCGCACCTATTGTAATATGATCCGTATCAATAGTTAAAGGTACAGCCAACGTGGCAGTCAACGCCTGACCATAGGCCACCATACCTTCTATCTGCGTATTATGGGTAGGGACCGTCTCTCCTGGTGCTGATGAAAACGAAGTTAATAGGGCCGCACCGTCCATCTTGTTTTTTGGCTGCATTTGTACAACTTGTGCAATGCCAGGAGCTTCCACCACCTCTTTCCATGTTGTATTGCCAGTCATAGCATGCATAAGCTTGTTATGCCTCTTCGCTTCTTCTTCGCGAGCACGTATACATTCTTGAACTGACGCAATACCAAAGGTAGAATATAAAGGTGAATAACTGGCTGGCATGAAAGAGTCAATGCTTTTGATTCGCGCGAGATATTCCAGCCATATAATTGGTGACTTAGGACCAGCTAGATGTAATTGGCCTGCAATTACCACGTCATTATAACCTGCGTTATCGAGCACTACGGCCAGTTTAGCCCAGACTTCTGTCTTAAATGCTTTTGTCGCTCGAGTAGTGGTAAGCCATACAAACGCTTGCCAACCTACGGGTATCTTATTTACTATACGATTAAGTGCAGCAGTCTTATTAGCTTTAAGTTGTTCCGGTGATGTGGGCGCTTGAGTACGTCGTTCGTCTGCCGGTTCTGGTGCTGGTTGGGCGGGTCTTGTGACCCCTTTCTGTTTCCGGAGCTCCTCAGGCGTACGCCTACGGGGCTTAAGAGGTTTACGCGAGTCTGCTGTTTCTTCGACTGTATCTATCCATACCTGATTAAATTCACGCTCTGCTTCGGCGTCATCATATTCATACTTGGTCATAGCGCCCACAACCTCTTCCACGCGAGCCAGTATAGACTGTGGCAAAGCAAGAATACCTCCACCAAGGTCACTTAACGCATAAATGACCACCATACCTGCATGATACACACGAGCTACGTCTTCCGCATTTACTAGTGCTTCAAGTACGGCCGCTAACTCATCAAAGGTCATGTCGAATTTACGAGCTGCCTGATAATACTCTTGTCTTAACATCTCACTATCATTGACTTCACCAGCAGGGGTGGTTGCGGGAGTGGCAGATGTCTTGGGAACTACAGCTTTGCGTGCCACTTTTTGGGGCTTGGGTTGTGGTCCAGCTTTCGACTTATACAAAGGTGGGGCATAGGTCGGACGAAAATCATCAGCTTCCATGGTAACAATGCCAGTTTTAACAATTACGTGCTCCGGCAGCACGGATTTAGGGGCTGATTCATGGTTAGCGATACCAGAAACGTCGTCAGGGGCGGATTGTGCACCAGATACTATAGCATATGACGCATCATTCCCAGTACCGTCAGAATTGTCCATTTCAACAACCTCAACTACTGCCTGTGTGTTACCGTTTATGGTGTGCATCTCCTTGTTATGACGCTTCTGCTCCCACTCTCCTACAGTAAATGTCTCGACAAACGAAAAGGAAAAGCCTGGTATCTGCTTAGTCAGATGAGCACGCAACTGCGCATTGACGTCTTTTTTGGATTCACCAGTAAAAGATAGAACCTTTCCGCGGTACTCAGTCTTTATTGACCAAATAGGAGTATTCGATGGCCCGGTGGTGTTATAGAGCACAACTGCCTTAAGGGACATGTCCTGTGTGACAGCAGGATATGGCTGGGGTTTTTCCAATGTCGTCCATAACGGACCGGTATTCTGTATAACTACGGGAGAGGGCACTGAATCAATTATAAAATAAGCTGATAACTCGAATCCTGATCCAGGAGTAGCATTGTCCCAGTGGTGCCCAATTGACATTAAATTAGATGACGCGGTAAAGGTACCCGTGGACTGAAATGCCAAACACGGTACTGCAGTGTGCACCTGATACGTAATCACATTTTCGCCTTCAATATCAATAAGAAAAGTACAGGGCGTAACGGAATTACCATATAGTGTTACATTGACAAACAGTATATACTGGTCCAATTCAAACGGGAGCTCAAGTGTCATATCAGTATTACCTGTCAATCCATATACCTGCCATGCTGGAAAGTAAGAACCGTTGGGGGGGAGGGGTGCCCCTAGACGTGGCTTTACTCTTTTGACTCGTGCGTACACCAAACGATCAGCCGGTTCTATAGATGATCTGTATCGGAGGAACAGTTCATCCAAAATGCCTTGAGCTTCAGGTTGCTGAATCATTTCAGCAATTAATTGCAAGTCGTCGAGCCCAAG